ATACATTCAGAAGCAATTTCAATTAAGGGATTTTAAAACTACTGTACGGTTCAATGTTGCTAATACTGATTACTATAGCAATGCAAGTGTAATAGATAAAGTTGGTCTCTTTTATGAGATAGATACTATATTTAAGAATCATAATCTGTATCTGCCGAGGAATCCTATTATTACTTCTAATGTATGGTTATTTGGTATTGATACATGGTATGATTACACGTTGTATCGTGGCGAACCAATTTCTTTACAAGAGATAACAAAGAAAGATAACCGTAGTAGGTTTACTAGGTTGTTTAAAGAGCGTGTAAACTTTGATAACTTCAATATTACTGACACTAGTGATTATGCTTTTGGGTTAGATAATACATTTGATGTAAAACATACAAAGGATTGTGTGGATGCTTTTAGATACATGTGCGATAAATATGATAGAACTATTGCACAGCCTGTACAGAAGATTGTATGTGGTTATTTCTACAGCAATAGTCTGTTCTTGAGTGATAACCCTAAACGTGATGGATACTATGACGCTTTTAGTGGTAGCTTAAAGTTTGATGATACATTCAAATCTCATGGAATTACAGAATATGTTTGTGGTAAGAATGGTTCTTATCGTAGTCATGTTAAACGTGATGGGATTTTATATAGAAATAGTGCAACTTCTCTTAGGAAACGTGGTTTATTTGTAGATGATTGCATATTAGGTGATGTATTGGTAGTTAATTATTGATATGTGTTATCAATACTGATTTGGTTTAGGTTCTGGTGGTAGCTTATGAAGATTATAGACGTAGATAGCATACTAGAGAGTAAAAAGAGTGTAGCTTATAACTCTAATAATGAGAGGTATCTTTCTAAATTAGAGGTATTAGAAGTTCTATATGATGAGTTACCTAGTATTTGTGATTTACGTGCTGATTCGATACTAGATGCTAGTAAGTATGTTCAATTAGCTAGACATTATTCATATAAAAATTATCGACTATTTAAGTATAGTGATATAGATAGATTAGGGTTGCGTAAATCTTTGACTCCTTTTCATCATAACTTTATTAAGAGTATGGGTGGTGCTGTATTAGTTATATTTAATACACTTAACAATAAACCTATTTCTTGTGTATTTAGGGGTATAACAGAGAAGGAGTTCATTGATTATAGTGCGTTACAATCTATGTATGGTTTTGATATGATGGATTCTAATTTTACTTATGGTGATTGGATAATTGTTGTAGAGGGTTTATATGATGCAGATGTGTTGCGTTCAGTATATCCTAATGTATTATCAATGCAGACATCAAATGTAAATGCGTTACAAGCAGAGATTTTATTATCTTTATCTAATAAATTCATTATAGCGTTTGATAATGATAATGCTGGTCATATTGGTTATGATAAAGCAGTACATCGGTTAAAGAAAGATACGACGATTGTACAAAGGTTAATGCCTTATGGTAACGATAAGGACGTAGGTATGTTAGAAGAATTTATATCTAATATGGAAGAGTATAATAAACGTAAGATGTATTATACTGATACAATACAAGAGTTAAAGAAGGGTAGTATACTTGGATGGTAGAAACAAATAAAGATACAAAACAAGAGAAAAAAGTAGTAGCTTTTGCTGACAAAGGTAGAAAAGAGTTAAATCAAAATATCAAACGTAAAGAGTTTGTTGAAGTCATGGAACAAATCTTTGAGCGTATGAATGAGACAAATCATTATTTAATGGAAGATATTAATACTATGTATGCTCAACAAGTATTTCCATTCCAAATTGCACATGCTGTTATTGAAGAATTGTTGGTAGAAAAAGGTATTCTCACAGAAGAAGAGATTAATACTGCGTTGGAAAAACGTAAACAACAGTTACTAGAAAAAGCTAAGGCTATTAAGACAGATAATGAAGGTAATGAAGAACTAGCGAGTGAGGAAGAGTCCAAAGAGATGGAAAACACAGCTGTTCTCAAGGCTATGTCAGATACTGATACTACAGAAGATAAATAAAAATATAAGTTTACATAATGCATAGTTGAGATATACTATGCATTTTTTCTTGTAGTGGGGTTTATATGAGCGAAGATAGAGGGTTTAATAGTAAAATACGTATAAAGTTTCCTAAGAGTTATGGTGGTAAAGATACTACGTTTTATCGTCCTTATGTTTATGATATAGAGGCTCCAAAGAAGGGTTCAGATTTTTCAGATGATTTTAAGAAGGATGCTCATCTAGTGCATCCTAATAATGGAGGACTTCGACATCTTCAAGCTAATTATAATGATATAAAAGAGACTGCTAGTAATCTTAATATTCATAGTCGTTTTTTATGTTGTAAGGGGACAAATGGGTATCGAGGTGTATTTTCTGCTATCAATGAAAAGATGTCAAATCTTGATAACTTTAAAGAGATTAATGAAGCTATTGTAGAGATGCCATTTTCTATGTATGTAGATAATAAGACATTTATTAACAAGAAGAATATTAAACTTGATAGGGGGACTCTTAAATATCGTGATTCGGATGGTATTGTATATACTGCAGTAGGTGTTAGGTCTTTAGGTTCTTTAAATGAGTTACCGAGATTTTGGGATTCGTTACCTATATATGGTTCACCATTTAAGTTTAGTAATAATTTTGCTAGGAATACTACATTCGCACTTAATGATTATAATACTGATTTTTTTGCGAATGATACGTATTCAAGTTTTATGTTAGTATTGAAGATGCATATATGGATAGCGAATAATAATAGACAGAGTGATAAATATTCTTTCTGTAGTTTTCTACCTATTAACATGTATGATTTGTCATTATTAAATAATAAGAATACGAATCCTCAATGGTATGTAGTAGCAGCGAGGGGTGCTAATTCTCCTTTTGATTTTAGTTTTTATATTACTAATCAAGCAAAGGCATTAAGTAGTAGTGATGCAGTGTCTGAACGTATGTATGGGTATAACTATAATAATATAGCAAGAGGGTTATTACGTGATAGAGCATCAGCTATAGCAGTTAATGATGTTATATGGAAGACTCCTGATACTGGAATAGGGACACAGAATTTTATTATACCTAGTAGTATTATGGCTGTATTTAATAGTGAGACAGCTAGTGTTGGTCCTGTTAGGTATAATATAGATTTAGATATTACTTCTTATTATATGAGTGAGCGTAGCTATCGATATTATATGTATGGTGATGGTTTATCTTTATGGAGGACTGCATCAAATACTGCACAGGCTGTGAATCCTTTAGATGTGAATAGTTTACAAAATGCACAGTTTAAAGTTAAGTGGTATCCATATGATAAGACTCGTAATGCTAATGAGGTTCTTTATAAGAATGGGTATATTTTATAGGTATACTATAGGGTATATCTAATATATAAAAGTATAGGTATATTAGGACGTACCGTTACATTTCATTACATTATGTAAGATTTAGTAAGATTACGTAATATTGCGTAAATTTACATAGTTATCAGTATGTAAGGTTTAGTAATGTTATGTAAGGTGAAAATATACAGTATATAATAGTTTATGTAATGATATAGATAATATATTAAAAATTATAAACAAACGAGGTAGATACGAGGTAGTATGGAAGAGTTATTTAAGGATAGGGAGATTCGTAAGTATATTAACGAATCACTAGCGAATGCTATGTATGACGATGTAGATACTAAGACATGTGATATATGTCATACAGAGGCTAAATCTACATATGAGATAGATGGTCATATAGTATGTAATCATTGTATTGATTTCATTAAGTTTTTACGAGATGATTTTGATGTATTACTGAATAGTAAAGAAGCTGTATGGTCTAATGTACAGGATAGGTATGAAGCATTAGATGAGGGGTATGTAGTACCTAATATAGAGAAGCTATATGATACTGCTAAAAAGTCATTTGGTGGTGATATCACTAAATTGGTTAAGTCTTATGGTATTAAGGCTGATAATCGATTATTAGATAGGTTGTATAAAGGTGAGTTATTCATTCCTAATACTGTGTTTAGTACTGCTGGTAAGTTTAATCGTTTCATGGATGATTTTGAGATTAAATTCATGAGGGCAGATAGTGCTAAACATTTGGTAGATGATGCAGATGGGTATAAGGCATCAGTAGAGGTAACACGTTCTAATAGTCAATTTAGTAAGGATAATCAAAGCTATATATTAGCTAACCCTGATATGATTAATCAAATTAAGAAGCCTTATATGCGTAATAATGATGATAAAGTAGCGTATAAGAATGTATCTAGTTTATTAGGGAATAGTACTAATAGCAATGTAGCTAAATCTAGTGTAACACAGACACCTAGTAGTGGTAGTACTATAGGTAGTGGTGTGAATACAAGTGCATCTGCTAATACTAAGAAGACTAAGGCTAGTGGTAATCAAAATGATTTTGAGATTCCATTAGGTAAAGATGGGTTTGTATTACGATATACAAGGAATGATACACAATCTAAACTACAGAAAGGTGTAGTCGAATATCAATGTAGTTTCAACTATAAGAATAAGACCATTAGTAGTATGGGTGTAGAAATTATTTCTATTGATGACTTTGATGAGATTACAAAGAATGCGTTTAAATGTACTAAGCTATATAAGCTATTACCATTCTTAGGTGATAATGGTGATTACATAGTAGATATTGATACAGAAGGTATTATTACACATCTTGAGTTATTGGTAGATAAAGTACAAAAAGAAGGGTTTGTCTTTAAGATATTAAATCATACTAAGTCATTTGATAAAGATACTGTTAAGATTATAGACCCTGCTGTTGTGACATCATATAGTAAGTTTAATGCATATATTTCTAAGTATATTCTTATGAGTATAGGGAAAGATTTCAATGCATTTGTCAATGCTAAGAATAATACTATTTATACTTCATTAGGTAAAGTAGAGTGGTATTTATCTGATTTGACTGATAATGGGATTGAAGTAGAATTAGTGTATGTCAATAAGAGTGCTAAAGTAGAGATTACTAAAGCAACTGATAATGTAGGTATAGTAGACTTATGTTTACGTGGACTTATTATTCGTAATCAAGACGTATTTGATGTATTGTTTGGTAATAATGCATTTAATTCTATGAGGTCAAATAAGATTACTTCTAAGGCTAATCCTAATATAGTAGTGGATTGGGTATTTAATAATATGACGATTGATGCATTTATTATTAGTGGTAATTTATCGCTACAGGGTAATTTTGATAATACCTTTATACCGTCATTTGTAGTATCTAGTTGTAAGACATTATATAAAGACCTAGAGCGTTATACAGATGATGCATTATATCAAGGTGGATTCATTCAAAAGAATAATAATGCTATCATTAATGCGTGGTCTAGATATCGAGATGCGAGTGATACAAGGCTTAAAGTATTATATCGTCAAATCGAGAATAATCTTAAAGATACATTTAGTAATTTGGATGATAGTCTTGAGTATAAAGTAGAGAGTCTTGTCGTTACTAATAGTGGAAACATTGTATCTTGTATATTTTCTATTACAGATAATGATGGGGTATATCAAGATTTAGATACTATGGTTAAGGACTTGTCATTAAAAGTACCTAAATATTATGAGGTATCGAGTGCAACTGATAATGATGGTTCTTACTATGTACAATATACTGTAACAGATGAAGACGATATTGAAAAGTTCTCAGATGACATAGAAGTAGCAACACTTGAAAGCGTATTTAGGTTATATGCGACTGAGATTAATGAGGGTTGTGTTTATAAAGTCATTGCAGAGGGTAAAGCAGTTCCTATTGATGCAGTAGATAATGAATATACTAAAGAGGATTCTGTAGAAGGTAGTGATACTGATACAGAAGAAGTAGAAGATTCAGATGAGGGAACAGATGTAGGTGGTGTATCTACGCCTAGTGGTTCTATTCCTAGCACAGATGGTAGAGGTGTAGGTTCTTTGGGTACTGATAAAAAGAAAATAGATGCTATTAGCTTTGATGATGTAGTCGTAGAGAAAGTATTACAAAGTAAAAAGATAACACGTCATAAAAAATAATATAAACATGATGCTGTACTGTATAGTTGTATAATTGTACAGTACAGTATTTTCATATATAGATAATTGTATAGTAGGGGATAGTAAATGAAGATTGTATTTACCAATAGTACTAACAGTGGTAGTATAGATACTATTGATGATACTAGGTATAATATTTCTGAGGGTAAGGAAGAAGATACAACTGACACAGAAGAGGTTGTAGACGATACTTCTAAACAAGAGGAAGAAGATATGGGTACAGAAGATACAAATAAGGATATGAGTAAACTTAGTCCTGAGGAGTTAGAAGCTTTACGTGATGGTAAAGCTATCAAATGTCCTGAATGTGGGAGTACAAATATTAACATTCATGATAATGGTGAATCTTATTTTTGTACTGACTGTGAGTATTCATGGGATGTACGAGATGCAGATGACGATGGGTTAGACGATGATATCGACGATTACATTGATGCTATGGTCGAAGAGTTAGATGAATCATATCAATTCATTGGCAATACTTATACATTAGAGGATGGTAGTAGTGTATATGTCATTTCTAATGAAGGCAGTTCTTTTAATGTATTGGATATCAATAGTACAGATAGGTATACAATACAAGAGAGTTTATTATTAAATCAAATAAAGGAAAAATAATTAATGTCAAATTATAGTACAATTATAGAGTCATTAGCTAATACAAGGATTCATGAAGGAACTTTGTTACGTGATTATAAAGGTATCATTACTCAATTAAAGAAAGCGTTATTAGCTAAGAGTACAGATGTAGTACCTTGTGACGTGAATAAGTTATACCTTTCACTAGATTGTGGATGGATGAGTACTGTTGAATTAACACCTGTATATAGTATTGATACGTTACATGAGAAGGAAGATAATAAAGGTCATATTTTTATTTATGCTGATATGAAAGATATTATCAAAACAGATACTATTGTATATTATTTAGTAAATGGTAAAAAGGTTTCTACTATAGATGATATTCTAATGTATTTAATGAAGTTAACTGTTAAGACATTAGATGATAAAGCGACATGGTATGAGGACGATTATAATCTAAATGAATTAAAAAGTTTCTTATCAAAGGTATTTGGGTATACATTTACCACTATGTCTGATTTAAAAGCTGATTTATTAAATAGTGGTAGTGTATTATATAAGACATATAAAGAAGTGTTAGAAAAGCATCTACCAGTTATGTTGAATAAATACACTAAGGGGTTAAAAGTGTTAACACCGAATAGTAATAAGTCAGTGGATATGACAAAGGATACAATTAGTATATGTTGTATTGATACTAAGAAGAATATGATATATATGAGTCGTGCATCTCATTATAATGAACGTTATATCTTAAATCCTAAAAAGAAAGATTGGAATGGGTATACATTTGATTATATGCTTGATGATGTAGATAAAGCTGTTGCTAAATATAAAACGTTAGATTGTATTGGTGGTTTCTCGTTTGATTTTTCTGGGCATATCGATGTCGATGTGATTCATAACATGGATAGGTTGTTTAATTATCGTGTATTATAATGATATATAGAAGGTAATAAATTGTGAGTACTTTATATCTCGATGATGATATGATGGAGTATAAAGATATATTTCTACAGGCTATTCAAGACATAGAAGGGTTAGGGTATCATTTTAAACCTACATTATTAATCAATGCATACAGAGGTCGTAGTAAGAAATTACTAGGGATTACATATTGGTATCATGACGATACGTGTTTAATAGAGTTTAGCGTGTCGAATCATAATAGACATGTATATGATTATGGGACACATCAAATCACAAGTAATCAGTTAGCAATTAATACTATCTATCATGAATTAGCACATGCAACTGTAGAATGTCACTTTAAAGGTCATAGGAAAGAATTTAAGAAATTACGTAATCAGATATTAGAAGCATATAAGGTAGATATAGGTGGTGCTATATCTGATTATTATTAAAGGTTAGGTTATGGGTGTATTACGAGATAATAAGGCTATATTAAATAAGATAGAAAAGCAGATGCAATTCTTTAAAGAGGTTATGTTAGTTGGTGATGTACGACATCTATGTACATTGAGTTGGTTCGCTTTCAATAAGTCAATATATAATAATTATTTGAGTCTAAAGATAGTTATACCTAAGAATGCATTTCAGTGGGTAGAAGATGGTGACACGTTGTATTATTGTGTAGACTTACGTAAAGTTTTGTCTTATAATAATATTACAGGGTTTATACTTGATAATATATTAGAGACTGACTTAGGTAGTGCATTAGAGAATGGTATTGATAATCTGTATGATTCATTATGTAGAAGTGGTACTAATTTTTCTTTAGATGAGGTAAAAACTTTTATAAAGGATGTGGCTACTCCTGTTGAGGTTGGTTTATCATTAAGTGATTTATATAATGATAAAGTGATTAGGAATAGGTTTGTAACAGCTTTAAATAGGGCAACTGAATCTAGTTTAACTGAGTATATAGAGAGTTGTTTAGATATTAATAAGGTATATAGTAATCAAGAGTCATTCAATGGGAAAGGTAATCTAAAGTATCTATTTTATAAGAATGGGTGTTTAGCGGTAGCTAGGGTAGACTTTAAAGATGGTAGGGTTGTATTTCCTAATTACGGTTTATTACCTCAATGCTCATTAAATAAAGATATTAAGAAGAAAGATTCTGTAATATACTATTCTATTAGTGATGTCATGAATAAAGGATATACAAGCAATAGTGGTAGTAATTTGGTATTGCTTGTAGATACTAAAAATAAGATGAGAGTAGACTTATCTAAAAATCATAATTGTTGGGTAGAGACAAGGTCGTAGTTGTATGGGTAATTTAATACGAGATAATAAAAACATATTGAATTTTCTTGTTAAAAAAGCATATCCATATGAAGACGAGATGTATGTAGAAATATACTACCATTATTACACGAGTAATAATATTTCATCTTATAGGGAAGCTGTTAGAGTATATCTTAGTACGACTCATGATATGTTTAAATGGGTAGACAATAAGAATAATTTATTATATTGTATTGATATGAATAAGTTAGTACGATATAATAACATGTCTATGATAATGATTGGTGATAATAGGGAACTTATTGATTCTAGCTTTAATGGTAAATTACTAGAATATATTATAGGTAGGATATATAAGTCTTTTCAGTCTGACACATTACCTATTATTAATCGTATGTTAAAGTATTATGACATTACTGATACTGAGTATCGTACATTATTTGATTTTAGTAATGATATAGATGTATATAATGCTTTCAAGGCTAAGTTACAAGAAGAGGTCATGGATAAGTCAGACGAGTGTTTACGTGATTTCTTTGATTCTGTTAAGTTACCTAAGACTATAAGGGATAATCTTATACATGGCAGTTTGTTACCTGTATTACGATATAATATAAAGACACAGAATGTGTATATTCCAATGAGAAAAAATATTGAGAGTGTAAAATTGATGTCTAATAATACATTGAGTGGTAAAGATGAGCGTTATGTATATTCATTAGATGATATCATGAAAGGCAATACAGCTATTAGGAGTAGAAAGAAATTAACACTATTAATACGTTCTAATAATCATTTTGATATTCCATTAGGTGGTGCATTTGGCTAGGAGTTGACTGTGGGTAATCTAATACGAGATAATAAAGCATTATTACAGAAGATACAAAAGAATACAAATTTACCTCAATTCTGTGATATGGTATATTATGGTAAGACTCTTACATATATTTTAAAAGCTGGTATCTGTAGTGTGACAGCAGATGGATTATTACTAACATTCACTATACCTAAGAATGCATTTCAATGGGTAGAAGAAAAGAATTGTGTGTATTTATGTTTAGATTTATCTAAGGTATTTAAGTATAATAATATAAAGCATTTTACAGATAATACAGGGATAAATCATAGAGATTTACATAGTTATTCTTCTTATATAGCTGATAGTTTTGTGAATGAGATATTGTATATGGGTGGTGTTAATGATGACTCATATACAATCGACTTCTTAAAACATTATGGTATTACAGATGTAACAGAGGGTACTTTATTTAATTTTGGTAAAGACAAAGATAGGGTACAAGACTTAATTAAGGTAGTAACTAAGGATTTTGAAAATACGTTTAGGCTTATTATAGAAGATAACATGAATACTAAAGATTTATTTACTACAGCGTTGAATTCTAGATGGTTATTCTTTCATGATTTTAAATTGTTAGGATTACTTAAAATAGATTTTGATAAGCAATTAGTGGTAGCACTTGATGCTAAGAATCCTAATGAGTGTAATCTTAGGAGTGGTACTGTAGGTTGTAATACAGAGTCTATTGATTATTATCTTCAGCATGGTGGTTCTTTATATCATATTCTGTTTATAGATAAGAAGATAAATATTAGATATCATAACAGCGTAATTAATTTTACTTAATTGGTATTAGATAAAGGGAAAGGATAGCATATGGGTAAGGCATTACGTGACTACAAAGCAATAGCAAAACATATGGTAAAACTAGCATATCCATTTAGAGGTATTGTTAAATTCTCTCTATCTTTTAATGTGTATATAGGTGATTATTATACGCTATCAGTTACCATGTTTATGGAGATACGAGTCAATTCTAATGCATTTACATGGTATGAAGATACTAAAGGGAATTTGTTTTATTGTTTAGATACTAAAACAGCCTTTGATACTTCTAATATAGTATCATATAAATATGGTAGTGGAAGTAAGTATACTAGCTTTGATGATTTTGTTACTAAAGTATGTAATGAATATATGAAGTATATGTCTACTAATTATCGTGCAGAGGAAGCATTACAATGGTTACATACATTGTTGGATATGTATGGTATACCTCATACACAATATGCACATGTAAAAGATTTAATGGCATATACTAATGCCTATGATGCTTTTATGGATGAATTACATAGAGATATCAAGATGAAGGTATATGATTATATTAGGTGTTCTTTACAAAAACCATTATTTTATACTGGTATGAAGGGTTTACTGAAAGGTGATGGGTTGTTAACTTGTATGAGATTTGATACTAATAAACAGTTAGCATATACACCTTGTAGTGGTTCATTAATGGGTGTTAATTTAATGTCAAAGTCTATGGATGGTAGAGATGGTCGAAGGGTGACTTCTTTTGATTACTTATTGAGTGGCAATTCTTCAGCGACTAAAGATACTCATTCAATAACAATGGAATTATTGACAGCTGATATTAAATCAATTAATTTAGGGGAGTGATGCTTTGGGGAATGTATTACGAGATAATAAGGTTATATTAAAGAGTGCTTTAGATGGATATAAGAAGTTAGCTGATAGTGTATTATCTGGTATCTTCGTGTCAATTGTAGGACGTGGTGTACACTTAAATTTTACATATAAATCATTTAATTTTTATGCACCTATTAAAGGGATACGGTTTGATTTAGAGTCAGATGACATAGTGTTAGCTGAGAAGAATGATAAAGCTATTATATGTGTTAATGTATATAATGTATTTAAGTTTAAGAGATTAGGTATTCGAGCATTACAGGTCTTTCAAGATATAGAATATTCTACTATTACATCTTTTATGCAGATTATGGGTGCTTGTATTTATGATGATATGGGTAAACATTACCCTGAATTATTGAATGAGTTGTGTACTAACTATTCTACTAAATATGGTAAACCTTGTAAGACACAAAATGACTTTGGACGATTATTTGAGTGGGAATCTTCTACTTCTTTTGAACATTTGTTAGATGATTTTATTGATACTATTACATTAGATAACATAGCATATAAATTATCAAAGACTGTATATCAGGAAGGAAATAGGATAGGGATATGTTGTTATGATTTTCCTAATAATGTTATCATTTATCCTAAGTATGATAGTAATAGCATTTCTGTGTTAACTGTGTTATCTCGTTCTGCGAATAACGATGATGTAAGGTTTAAATCTATTTCTAATAATGTTGGTAAAGCAGTAGGGAATCGTTCCATTAGTATTCATATACCATATATGTCAGCTAATAAGAAGATATATAGTGATACTAATACTGGTTTAGAATTGTTAGTAGGTGTGTAGATGGGTGCGTTACGAGATAATAAGATACTAATACATAACATATACAAACGAATCAAATCCAAAGGAATCATGTCTGTTAATCTAGGTGGTAAATCAAATCGTATCAAGTGGAGATTAAAGTCTAGTTATAATGTTATGGCTATGAAATATGAAGTATATAACTTAACAGCTAAATTCTTTTTAAATGATTGTGAGATTCGTGAGAGTGGGGATATAGTATCTATAGGACTTGATGTTAGCAATCCTAATGCTTGTAAATTTGAATTACAAGAGGGAAAATATAATTTACGAGACATTATACAGCTTAGGTTATTTACTGTGGATGTCGCCGCTAATAATACTGTATGGTATACGTACTTTCATGGGGATATGAATGATAAGGCTAGTTTCTTTCAAGGTTTTGATATTCACACCATAGAAGAATTGAAGGACTTCTTAGGGGATACGATTGATACAAAGACGTGGAAAAGTCTATGTACATCACGTAGGATATCTGAAAGTGTTGTAAGGGACTTATTAAAGAGCATAGAAGGTAGTCATTATTATCGTTTGTTAGATAGGTTTACAGATGATATGTTAGAGGAATTAACAAAGTTCTTTAGGAAGTTAGTAGTACCAAAGAGTACAGTAGGGTTTAATAAGAAAGCGAACTTTGGAGATACATTTCTACCTATTGTATCATTTGACTTTTCTAAGAGTGGTAAAGTTAAGTATATGTCATTAGGTGGATATATAGAAGAGACAGACTTAGGTACAATGAATGTTGATGATGTCACTAGGGCATATATATCAACTAAGTTATTGAGTCTTAGCTTTAAGGAAGAAGTCATACAATCTAATCAATATAGTCTTACTATAAGTAAATAGTGATTATGTATAATATATAATATATAATAGTAATTAGGGTTATAGCACATTCTATATAGTTAGAGTGTGCTATTTTGATATGGTGGAGGTTTAAAGTGGCTACGATTCAAGAACGTGTGAATAGTATCCTTGAGTCATTACGTATTGATGAGGGGATGCTCACGACGGCTAAGAATAAAAAATCAATACTTAGTGTGACTCCTAAGTATGAAGTATCTATGTATAGTGATGTAAAGAATGATAGGGTTAGTGCTAAAGTCATAGATGGTGCTAACTTTAATATTAAAGAAGGTATGAATCACTATTATAGTATATTTGATACATATGTAGTATTCGCATATAAAGATGTTGGTAATCTTATGTATCAAGAAGGATATGTGTATAAGTTTAAATCGACTGAGGATGCACGTGTGTTCTATGATAACATGGCTGATAGGGGAGACTTGCGTATCTTAAAGGGTACTAAGTTAGTAGGTGTATGTCTATACTCATTACGTGAGAAGAAGTTCATGAGCATCAAATCTGCAGTAGAAGATTTATCAAATGGGTATGTACATGATGCTTTATCTGCATTAGATAAATACATTGAAACGAATGCAATTCCTTTTGAAGTGGAAGAAGTACTATATGAGTATAGTGTAATAGGTACTGTTAAGTTGTATAAACGTGGTTATAACTGCAGTCTAAATGTAAAGATTAAAACAAAAGAACCTGTTGATAGGGATACGTTTAAGATATTAACAAATGCAGTTGAGAGATATAAAAACATGGGTGTGATTAGTGGTATGTTCAATGCTATGGATAAAGATGATTATATTACTATACATAGTTATTTGTGTAATTAGGTGATATATGAGTATACGAAACAGTATCATAGATAATTTATCTGAGGGGATGTTATCTAATCTAAGTACATCAAGAGATGTCTTTTCTAGTATAGTAAAGAATCAAAAATTACCTAATAGTTTTAGTACAAAGAACTCTACAGATGGGAATTGGTTTAGTCCTACATCAAATAAAAATAATGTAATTAAGATATTAAAGAGTAGGGCGATAGCATCTCAAAAAGTAGGTAAAGTATTATTTCAAGACTGTGGTGGTTCAAATATATTAGTGGTGTTTTTAGATTTACCAATACCTAGGGCATTATTAATTAATACATTATTTGATGAATCTACTGCATTGAAAGAGATGGTGAGTGTGGCATCAAAACTACCTAGTGCATATAAATGGTTTAAAGATATTGCTGAATCTCCTAAGTCAAGGCTTTATCTTTTAGCAGATGTCATGTTTGATACTGCATCAAATTCTGCATGTCTTAATGTTAATTCTTGTGTACATACATTCTTTGCTAAATGGTTTAAATTGTATGGGACAAAAGATTTTAATACATATTTTGTAGATAGCAGAATGAGTTTGTGTTTAGATATTGAGGGTGTACATATAGCTAGTTCTGCTGGTGGTGAGGATTGGATAGGTTCTTTCTTAGCTAAGGTAACAGACTTAGATAGATTTAATGAAATAAAAGATTCTATTAAATCTAGCAATGAATTAGCTTGTTATCCTGATAGTAATGGTGTTGTTAATATAGATTTTTATATTATTTAAGAATAGAGGTTAAACATGGGATATGGTAATATTATAGATTCTCTTAGTGATAGACGAATTGATGAGGGCATGTTAAATACGGCATCAAGTGGTTCAGCTAAGAAAGTAAAAGATTTTTTGTCTGATATTGCTAAAGGTAATTTTAGTGGCATGACACTTAGGGATGGTTCTTTCCGTAGTGGTAGAATCAAAAAGATTTATAAAGCTAAAGAACTAAATAGGGTTAAAAAGGGCGATGCAATTTTTATTGATTATGGCGATGGTATTTTAGGTATATTATTTGAGAAGTTAGATATACCTCGGATTATTTATTATAAAATCAAAGACGTTCCTTTTGATGAAGCAGTCAATACTTTAATAAAAGAATATGGTACTACTTATACCAATTATTTGAGTGATGCTAAGACTCCAAAAGCAATGATTTTCAATGCTTTAGCAGATGTAATGTACAACTATTCTAAAAAAGCTGGTTGTGCGGATGAAAAAGAAAGTTTTGACTTATTCTTTGATAAATGGAAGGGTATGAGTGGTACTGTAAATATTTTTAAGAAGTATTTAATAGATAGTAATCTTAGTACAATGATAGAGTTGGATAAGCCTATATTACGGATACTATATGGTCATGATAAAGATTCTTATTCTATGTATACTACTTTTAAAGTTTCAGATTACGATGCTTTGAAATCTTTTGTAGATTCAAATAAAAATTCTTTAGGTGGATATATTGGTCAGTCTTTATATGGTAGAGATGAATATATACTATCATTATACTTATACGCTATAAAAGCAAAAGATGCATCAACTTGGCATGGTGGAGATAATTGGTAATAATATGTCTGTTAACAGAAATATATTAGACGCATTGAGGGATGTACATGAAGGTATGTTAACCTCTATGCGACATAATAAGAAAATGAGTAAAGATGGTGAGTTATGGCTAAAAGCTATCATGAGTGGTGATTCTAGTCATATACCAATGAATAACGTAGATTCTCCTCGTATCTTTAATAAATCTAAGTTAAATACAAATGCTAAAAGTCATTTAAGTGGTGCAATATTATCTCGTAGTTTAAATAGTTCTATTTATAGTTATGTGTACTTACGAGTATATAAGGTAGGTTCTACTTCATATATATCTTTTGTTTTTACTTCAAACACAGTGGGTGAATTTAGTCGTGCTT